GATCGATCATACTTTTACCAACGGCTGAAGCTTTACCAGCAAGCCCTGTTGCTCCTCCAGCTGCTTCAAACGCGGTGTTTAATGCACCACCAAGTGCACCAAGATCAATTGTATTATACGTAGCCTGATCGTTAATTTCAATTCCTGCTGGACACGGGAACCAAATTGTTTTTAGTTGTACATCACCAGATGATGTATCATACGCTGTAAATTCGATACAAGGACGATCAGCTTGTCCTCGTAATTCAAGTGGATACATAAGGCCTTCAGCCCCTGAATTATATCCAGCAAAATTGCCTAATCCTAATTGACTCGCAAACGAATCAACCGCACCTGAAATTTCGTTACCAATGAGATTTTTTATTTGTCCAATCATATATAAATACCTTTAGTGTTATTTATAATAAAACGTGGAGTTAATCATGGCATATTCAGGACGATATAAACCAAAAAATATAAAAAAGTACGAGGGCAATCCTTCAACAATTAAGTATCGATCTCTTTGGGAGAGGCAAACGTTCCGCTATTTAGATGATAATCCAGCCGTGGTTGGTTGGAATTCAGAAGAGATCGTTGTACGTTATCGCTGTAAGACGGACGGTAAGATGCATAGATACTTTACTGATTTGTTTATTCGAATGAAAGATGGCAAGTGCTTTCTAATAGAAATTAAACCAGAAAGTCAGACGGTGCCACCTAAGAAAGGTAGTCGAAAAACAAAGAAGTATTTAAATGAAGTTATGACATACGCTAAGAACATATCAAAGTGGGAAGCAGCTACAGCGTATGCAAATAGAAATGGTATGAAGTTTGAAGTTTGGACAGAAAAGACACTAAAAGGTTTAGGCATAAAGCTACTCACATAGTTATAAATAGACTATATAATGGCAGTTTCATACATAGATAGATTACAATCTCAAGCATACAAAGCTGGAGTTCAAAAGAACAGCGAGAAGTCTTTGAATTGGTTTAAACGTCAATTGCAGGGAATGAAGACAATTAATCGTCAAAATCTTTTAAAGGATGATAATTTAAAAACGAGATCTCGTCCACTACCTGGTCGTATGTTTATGTATTTTTACGACCCTAAGCATAAGAAAACGCTTCCTTATTATGATAGGTTCCCTCTTATCTTTATGGTAGAAAAAGCAAAAGGTGGTTTTTATGGATTGAACTTACACTATTTGCCATATAAGCAAAGAGCGATCTTTTTTGATAGACTTACAGACTATGCCACAAATAAGAAGTATGATCTAACTACTCGCTTAAGACTATCTTACAATCTTTTAAAAGGTGCTTCAAAATTAAGTATGTATGGCCCATGTTTCAAACATTACTTGAGTGAGCATGTTCGTTCTCGTATGGTTGAAGTTCCTGCAAGCGAATGGGAAACTGTTTTATTTTTGCCTTCTGAAAACTTTAAGAAAAAGAATAAGAATCAGGTTTGGTCCGATTCTCGTAAAATGATATGAGCTTTTTAAACAAAATAAACGAAACTATTAATCCTACAACGATTGATGATTTTAAATCCACCATTGGTAAGCATGGTGGACTTGCTAAGACAAATAGATTCTTAATCTATATGAGGCCTCCTCAACAATCGTTGCTTAATATTGATCTTGAAAATATTGCGATTACTGCCTTGAGTGGAGACTTTAAAGCATCTTCTTTAGTAAATGATCCACGAGATATAGCACTATTGTGTAATCGTTGCTCTTTACCTGGAAGACAAATACAAACACTTGATAATCCTTTGAATGGATTTGCTCAAGCAATTAAGCATCCTACTGGTTACTTTAATGAAGATGTTGAGTTTGAATTCCACCTAACAAATGATTATTACATGAGAAAGATGTTTGATAAGTGGATGGGATTGCCTATCAATCAAGAAACATATCTTAAAAACTATGATAGTGTTTATAAGACAGATGTTACCATTCAGCAACTAAACGAAAACAATGTTCCAGTTTATGGAATCACCTTACAAAACGCCTATCCTATTACTATGAATGGTGTTGAACTAAATAACGAAAGTAGCGATACAACACAGCGTTTATCAATTACTTTTACTTATGATGACTTTAAACCCGCAGGAGGCATATCCTCAACTCTTGGTGGTCTTAAAAACGCGATTGGAGGATTATTTAACTAAACTAAAGTATTAAAATATTATGAATACGTTACCAAAACTAGAAACACCAACCTATAGTACAGTAGTACCTTCTACTGGAGAAAAGGTTGAATATCGTCCTTTTCTTGTAAAAGAAGAAAAGATACTCATGATTGCGCAAGAATCAAATGATAATGCTGCAACGTTAAAGGCACTGAAAAACATTATTAAGGCATGTACGTTCAACAAACTAAATCCGAGTAAATGTACTACTTATGATATCGAATATATGTTCTTAAAACTAAGAGCAGCCAGTGTAGGAGAAACAGCAGAGCTTCAATTTAAATGCGAAGAGTGTGGTGAATATAACACTGTTGAAGTAAATCTTAATGATATTGAAATCGCATATCCTGAAAATAAACCCGAAACAGACATAAAGCTTACAGATAGCGTTGGAATACAGTTAAAGGAAGTTTTAGTTGATGAAGTTGAAACTCTTACTGAAGTCAATGATCCAAATAGTTTTACTAAAGCAATTGCTGCTGTTATTGATGTAATATACGATGAGGATAACGTTTATAAAGTAAGTGAAACAAATCCTAAAGAAGTTGCTGAGTTTATTGATAACCTAAGTCATACTCATCTTGAAAAAATTCAAGAGTTTATTGAAAACCAACCAATGCTTAAGCATACTGTTGAATTTAAATGCTCTAAGTGTGGTCATAAAAATGAAGTAGAGTTGGTTGGACTACAGAGTTTTTTTATCTAGGCCTTTCCCATGATTCTTTACAAAATCACTATCAAACCAACTTTTCTATGGTCCAACACCATAAATATAGTTTATCGGAGCTTGATAACATGCTTCCTTGGGAAAGGCAAATCTATGTTTCACTCTTAGATCAATATATAAAAGAAGAAAACGAAAGAATAAGAAAACAAAATGGCTGACGAAAATCAAGATCAAAAAAGAATAGCTGACTTATCGCAAGAACAGTTGGGTGTTTCACAAGCACAATTTGGCAAAATCAATGCTCAAAATGAAGCACTTGGAGCAGTTATTCTTGAGCTTGCCGCAGCGCAGGCGCAAGCTGGTGATATTGAAGAAAGACAAATTAAGCGCGAAAAATTCTATCGTAGACGTGATTTTATATTTAATCAAGTTGTAGCGCAATTTCAGAGAATATCCGCTAAAAAGGCAGCAATCGCTGCTGAAAACCAGGCAAATCGAGATTTGATCGAACAAGAAGCCCAGGTAGATACTGGAATAGCTGTTGCAAAAAATACGAACATGCTTACAACTCTTACCGAGTTTATGCAACGTGATATTGCACGCCTATCAGACTTTATGATGGGCAATAAGCTTGCAGAAGAAGAAAACCGTAGAGAAATGCTTGCAGCTTTAAAGGATACCAAAGTAGCCCGCGGAAAAGACTTTAAGGGGAAGAAGTATCAAGGGTTCTTAAAAACACTTGGTAAGATATTGCTCGGAGTTCCTTTCTTTTTAATTGGATTCTTTCAGGGGTATTTTCAACAACTAGGTAAGGTATTAAAAGGATTTGCCAATGTAAGTAAATGGATTGACAATAAAGTCTTTTCTGGCTTTTTCACTAAATTAGGCACGGCAATTAAAGGTGCGTTTACAAGCATTGGCGCTAGAATTTCTGTATTGCTTTCAAAGGTTACAAAAAATAAAGCCGTAGCAAAAGGAATAGAATTTATTAAAAATATTGCAACACGAGTTAGTGGGTTTTTTCAAGTTATTCAAAGTAAAATTGCAGGTAGCAAAGGATTTGCAAGATTTTTAAAGTTTGCCTCAAAGGCAAAGGCTTTAGGTAACATATTTGGAAAAATATTTCTTCCTTTAAAAATAATCCTTGGTGTATTTTCTTTCGTAAAAGGATTTATGAAAGGAAAGAAAGAAGGTGGAATTGTTGAAGGAATTAAACAAGGTCTTTTTGCACTCTACGATACTCTTGTTGGTAGTGTAGTAGAATTAGCTGGAAAATTACTCAAGTTTTTAGTCAACATATCATTCGGCGCACTTAATAAAATTGGTGGCCTCGTCTCTGGTTTACTAGGAAATATCCTTAAAGTCCTTGGATTTGAAAAGGCGGGTGAACAAATTAAAAGTTCATTTGCTTCAATCATCGAAGGATTTAAAAATGTATTCCTTGGGCTAATAGATTTAGTAGTTGGTATATTTACATTTGATAAAGAAAAGATTGGAGAGTCTCTTGGTAAAATTTGGGATGGTATTAAAGGCATTTTAATGTCTCCAATAAATTTGTTTAAATCAATAATGGAAGACTTGTCGAATTCTCTTAAGGCATCTTTAAATGCTGTAAAAAATACTATTAGTAAGTTAAATCCATTTAGCAAAAGCAATGAAGAGATTCAGGCTGAAATCGAAAAAGAACGGGCCCGAATTAATCGCTCTCAATCAGGAGAGGACGAATATCTTGGTAGAGAATCAAAGGGTATAGCTAAGTCTCAAAAGAAAATCGCAGAATTAGAAAAGCAGCTTGCACAAAATGGTGCTGAAATGGCAGCCCGTGAAAAACAGAATGCTGATCTAAAAGCTATGGCAGTTAATGCTGCAGCAGGTGGTACAACAATTAATAATTATCAAGTCGACAATTCGCAGACAGCGAGTGCAACAACATTTCATCAAGGTAATATGATTGATGAAACAGGCATTCCAGCGTATT